CGTTAGACTCTTATACTATATTCTTTCGAACATAGTATAGAACGTCTTCTGATTCGGCCCTCTCAGTCTTAGGAAACTAAGATGGGGAATCTAACTAGCTTACATTGTAACAAAACAAATGTAATAAGTGCTAGTCCGCCATTATGATTTTAAACTTAAAATTGAGAATTTTAAGCTCTTTAATTGATTGTAATGTCAACTAGTAAACTTGTTACGGGGTGTTTCCCCGGATGCAAACTCATTGTATTTCGGGACAACTCACGTTAAGTTAGACTAACCCAACGGTGTGATCCACCTACCCCCTGAGGGGTGCCTGCGGCTCTGAGATCGTTTAGTAGATCAAAGAAAACCGAAGTCTCATAGATCGCAATCCATTAATGAATTACGAATGAAAACAACTTTTTTAGCTTATAATAGACTATTTTCAGTCCTTTTAAAGCGTTTAAAAGTTGCCTATGAGTGGCAGAGAGTTGTAAAAAGCTCTCGAGCAGGAATGGGGTATCTGATTAGATTACCCTATGTCCTGCTAGGTTGTAACTCCCGTACGTGAGTGTTAGCATCATTGCGATTTTGTAAATGTTGTATTAAGATTTATAAAGGTGGTGGTTCCAGACAGTTAGGTTTATACCTTAAAACTAGTCAAATACTTCTTATGAAGTATTTATCTAATGAAAAGGTTATATCCCATACTTATGGAATCAGGGTTTCTTTATCTGGACGACTTCCTTCTATTATCAATAAAGATCATAGAAAGATGATCAGGTCCGGGGACCTAAGAGTAATCCGCTTTTGACTTTCCCTATTCGGTTTTTATCGAATAGTGGAATTCAAAGGTCGAATGAAATTAGGAACCATTACTGATCCTGGTAAAGTCTTTTCTATTATACCGTTCTTATCCTTTCTTCCTTACTTTTTAAATCGGATTCATACCGATTTAAAGTTTAAAGAGAAAGAATTTGAGCCGGTTATTATATTAAAGTCAGCACCAGGTGCGTCTCAGTCGAAGAAATCCACTACTCCTAATTCTACATCACTAATTGTTCCTCATGCTGTTGCCCTTAAGAATTCTTCTCTTTTCACAACTTATGAAAAGTTAGGAAATCTTATTGGAAAGCAGCTAGTAGGACAATTATATGCAATATTAGAGTATGCTCCACCTTTACGATATATACCTGGAACTAAGATTTCTTTCCCTTTAGGAAAATTGGGATTGAAATCTGAACCAGGAAAAGTGAGAGTGTTTGCAATGGTTGATTGGTGAACACAATCATTGCTTCGTCCTGTTCATACGCACATTCAAGATATCCTTAGAAAGATACCTACGGATGCAACGTTTGATCAGGATGAAGGAGTCCGCCGTGCTATTGAAATGTCAAAAACTAGTGATTTTGTCGCTAGTTATGATTTATCAGCAGCAACGGATAGACTTCCTGTTTTATTACAGGCTATGATTATGAACACAATTATACCAGGAGGGGGCCAACTCTGGGCAGAGTTGCTCACTCAGCGTGACTACTATCTACCAGGTTACCGTAAGAGTGTCCGATATAATGTCGGACAGCCTATGGGTGCCTTGAGTAGTTGGGTCATGCTTGCTTTAACACATCATTTCTTAATACAATATTCGGCATTTAAAGCTGGATGAGTTAGATGGTTTCCGTCCTATATGATTCTGGGAGACGATATCGTTATTTTTGATAAAGATGTCGCTAACCAGTATCTTATAGTGATGGACATCATTGGTTTAAATATTAATCTTAGCAAATCGTTGGTCTCTATTAATGGGACTTTCGAATTTGCAAAACGATTAATTTTTAAAACTTCTGATGTCTCACCCTTGTCCTTCAAAGAGTTGGACGTATCAATGGTTTCGCTTGATGCGTTACTATTGTTACTAAAACGCTTTGCTGGACCAGATTGGAAATTATCTAACTTGTTTCGGGCTCAAGGGGTTGGTTTCCGTGCTATTGCAAATCTTACTGGAAATATTTCTAAATTATCTCCTAGAATAAGATTAGCATTAGTGTGGTTAACTAAGCCCTTGAACTCCAATTGGTCCTTTTCTAATTATACAGAATGACTTTCAATGAAAACTATAAGTAGTTTTAATCTTAATACCTTGAATATTCAGGGTATTTATGATTCTCTCTCACATATCGTGGATACTATTGGCCCTAGTGGTCATGAAGATTCATGAGCTCAAGCGGATCAAAACTCCGGGCGAGGTGTGAGTGACATTGCTAGTACAACTGATACATTTGGAAAAGGATGAAAAGCTGAAGAGGTCTTTTCTGCATTTCAAGTTCTCATGTTTAAAGCTTCATGGAAAAGGTCTCTTGTTCTTCGTGAACAAAAAGCCTGATTTATGAAGAATAAACCACGAAAATTTGAGAACAGTCTAGACCAAACTGAGCGATTCATGAAATTCTACTCAGACTGAAAAGATTTTCTTGCTCTCGAGCCTCGGGCTGACCCTGATGTATCTAAGAAATTAGATGCAGGAAGGTGACGCCCTACAGCTGGGAAGTGATTAAGATCTTGAAGTCTGTTTCGTAGATTAAACCAATAAGCTTTAAGTCGTAGATTTTTAATCTTTGACTAGAAGAAGGATAGATTTATAGAGGAAATTCTGATTTATTAAACATATGAAGATATGTTATCAGATAACGCATATACTTTGTATATGTCTCTTACTGAAGAGTAAGTCCCCTCGTCAACTTCAATTCCCTTATTTGAATATTTTGTTCAAACTTCAAAACCAAGGATTACAAATCAAATGCTAACATTCTGATTTATCGGATTTGCACCCGTTAAATAAGGAGTTATAACTGAATTTGTGTCCCTGTGCCTCATCTACCTTAAACTGTTTGGAAAGTACCCTTAAGCAAGGTATACTACCATTCAGTGCTACTATTTGGTTTAGTCAACCAGTAGTAGAGTGAATAAGGTATGGTGGCATGTAATGAGAACCCATTACGGGTCGCATCCAAAAGGAACTGGAGTGATTACTATCCTATCCGTCGTAAACACTTTCTTAGAAAAGTGAAATTAGGCTGCTAGTGATGATGTGTCACATAAGTTCAAGTTTAACCCTGTAATTTATCACTACAGTAGTTAAATACCAGAACCAATGGATCTTAAAACCCTGCAAGGCGGGGCGTTCAGATATTATTATATCTAGACCGAATTAGTCAACCTCTTTGCGTAAAAGCAATCAGGTCTTAGTAATTAAGTATACTAAGATGAACTGACGACGTTATAAGCGTTTGAAGCGTAATTTCGAAAAAATCGGGTGTAAGATATAATAATTTCTGTCCTGTAAGAACAACAAAGGTGGAATTCCTTTAAAGTTTTACAAGAAGATTAAAACGCGACCACCCACCATAAGATAAATCTTACGGTAGAGATTAAAAGGGATCAACACAAAGCAACTTTAGACGTCTTCTAAACGCCATGGGTCCGTAAAACTAGATATTGG